CTCTAAGTCCAAGACTTTCACGAAAATGTAACACACTAATGAATGAGAAGTAGGGTGCTCTTGCTATTACTTCTAACACCCAGAACCTTTGGAAGTCTCTACCTCTGTAGAGAAAGTCAAGGATGTAAATTGTAGTATCCAAGACCCAAGTGTTAAATTGTTTCATACTATGTAAGGTGTAACCCACGCTTGTGGGATAAGAAATGCTGCTGTACCTATGATGATACCAAAGGTAATACAGGTTGATTTGATGGGTAAATTCTTCATGAGAACTCTTTCAAAGTTCACAACTATTTAGGTATTTTTACTCATTAAAAAAGGGACTGTGGTGAGTCCCTTACATTGAGCATAACAAGAGAAGTTTAGTACATCTCTGTGACCTCTTTGAATTCTGTATTATCTATGTGACCTACCTCATAGGTACTTTATCCTTTGTTAAACATGGTGTTAAAGAACACTTGCCAAGCACCTATAGCAGCACTGCCATCCAGTTCGTCAAACATATACATGTTGAGACGGAAGGCAAAGTTTGCTTCTACTATGATAGCATTCTGCTGTGACACAGTGAGTGGTAGAGTGTCTAGTATCTTACGATACTTTGCCTTGTATTCTTTCTTGTCCTCAATGTCAAACTCATAGAAAGCAAGACCCTCTTCTAGTTTCATTGCCTTCTTTGCTATGGTCTTCAATATCTGACCACCAGATAGATCACCGAGGTAACGAGTGTAGTGGTGACCCACTAGCAACTCTTCTTCACACTCCATGATGCGATTGACATATGATTGACATGAATCACTTGGTTTGATCTTCATGAACCAGTTGTCACCATAGAAATACTTAAGGTCTTTCTCTAATGCTCTAGTCCTGTTGAGTTCTTTCAACTCTTGTAGAGGACCTAGCACAGGTGACATGGCATGAGTGTCCATGCGTTCTTCTAACGCACGATAGACATAGTAGAAGTCTGCTACAAGTTTCCTGTAGTTCTCCTCCTTTACACACCCACCGAGAAAACTCTTCACGAATGAAGTGTTCTCAGCAGCAGAGTGTGACTTCTTGGTTCCTTCTTTTATATCTTTAGAGAATGTCATTTAGTATCAGGTAGAATCTTCACAGGTGCTTGCTCAATCCTAATGGTCTGAGCAGGAGCAGTCTCGCTTGCCTTAGCAATGAGTGCTTCCATGTCCTTCTTACTAATAGAGCCACCACTAGAGCCTCCTCCGTCTTTCTTCTTGCTTGAAGTCTGGACACCGAAGGTAGCTAAGGTTCCTGTAAACACAGAGGCTATAAAGGTCGGATCAATTTTCTGTTCCTGTTTGTAACCAGGTATCTCAACGTAGTTAAGTGTGAGTATCCCTGCTGACCAGACGAGGATGCCTAGTCTAACAAAGGTAGAGAGAATTACAAGTTGTTCTTCCTTGTCGTCCATTGCTTCTTTGAGTTTACCAATAGGACCTTTCTTCTCTTCCTTCTTTACTTCTGCCATGGGTTATCCTCCAAATGGGTTACTTGGTATAGGTAAGGCAGGACCTGTTGCGTCTGGTAAAGAGTTCATGATACCTCCACCGATATCAGGCATAACTGCTTCCATTACCTTACTCTTGATGCCATCGACAATAGCATCCTTACGAATGAATACGTATCCACCTAGTCCAACGACAGTAAGGGATACAACACCGCTAGCGATAGCGATTCCGTTAATAATTTTTTGCATAATAATTAAGTCAGTCTATTATATAGTCTAGAAAAATCATAGGGGTAAAAAAATACCCGAAAATTTTTTTCCACTTTTTTGGTAATTGAATACCTATTTTAGATTATACCTTGTCTTACAAAATTCTACAACACCTTCGACACTATCGTGTGTGTCACACCACATGTCAGCACAATCGTACACCTCTCTTGGTGATCTGTTTATAAATGATGCCATCAGTTTCTTTAATACATTCTGACGGAGAAACATTTTAGAAGGTGTCCAGTCGTTCATCGTACTACCATGTCCTGTTCGTTAAATGATGGTGGGGGAACCAAACGTTCGTACCTACCTTTAGGTACATAAGTTAGTACCTCTATTAATAAACCGATGCCCGCAGCAGCATCCCTGTTTGTCTCTGCCATCTTACGATAGCCTGTACCTACGTACATTTGTCCTGCGAAGACGGATAATGTAGCAGCACCCCAGAAAATATAATACCATCTGGATTTGAGTTGGTGCCTCACCTTCTCACTTTTTCTCATAGTTTAGGGAGTTTTTCTAACACTTGTTGTGTGATGTCATCTATAATGTTGACATCTATGTCCATGAACGGTGGGATAATGCCAAGGATTCTTAGCAATCCGTCAATGAATAGTGCGAGCACAGTGAACCCCAGTATCATAGAGATAACTGTAGCGTCTCTGTTGTGCTTTGCCATTGATGCCTCATCAATAGCTCTTGCTTCTGACACAGCAGCAGCAATGAGAGCATTGACCTCTTCCTTAGTATAGGTATCTCTAGGAGATCTGTATGCGTCGGATAAAGGTATGTTCTGTATGAGTTTGTTAACCATTCTAGTATAGGATGTATTCTAGTCTACCCTACCGTGAATGTTATGTCAAGTACATCGCTGTCCTTGCTCCAACTATACTTGGCCAATCCTCTGCTATCGCAGCGTTGACGTAAGTCATATGGGTATTAGCAAGGGCGGTCTCACCTCTGTCGGTAAGATCTTTTTGTACCACGGTGTACATTCCACCACCCTTTATTGTATCATATTTAGATAAATCATCGGAAGAAAATGATTCTGATTCGGTTTTCCACACAGGGAGAGTGAACCCTTTTGGTTCTTGATATACATATCCATCTCTTACTACGAATGAATCTGCCCACAACTTATAGTTGTAGTCAAAGTCTCTCATCATTAACTGTACCTTATTCCATACCTTCTCTGGTTCTTTGATGAAGGTAAGACTATCACAGTACGCTGCTTCTTTTACCACCTTATAGTCAGGGAAAGCAAGACTCTTCATCCCCTCTGCCTGTGGCATTAAGAAACCTTTCAACCATTTATTAACAACTACACCTCTCATGTCCTGATAGAACACACAGTCACCGTTCATCACCACCGTAGGTTGTGTTGACCTACGAAGGATGTCTTCATATATTATACTCATCTTCTTGAATGAACCAAGAGACCTAGAGTAGATAGCATCGTTGTCCTTACACCACTGCTTGACGTAAGTCATCTGTTCATACGTACGACAGGTGTCATGTACTGTAGGTTTGATACCAGGAAATCCAGTAGCGTATGTCTTTAATGATGTGACACCAGTGGCGAGTTCACTGGCACTGTTAGTGTCTATTACTATATGTACGTTCCACATGGCGAGAGTTTTATTTTTATTTATGCTCCGTCATCGTGATCCCACATGTGCCTTAGATCCTCTGGGTTTTGAGGTACCATCAGGACTTTGGATCCATCTTCCTTTGCTAGGAGTATAGGTTCACCCTGCTCTACTCTATCAAGATATGATTTCTCATTCATCTTGAGTTGCTTCTCTGTAATTTCTATCATTGTTGTAGAGTTACTTTCCAGTTGTACTTATAAAAGACTATGTTCAGTTGAACCCACTTCGCGTAGTGAATACCACGATAACACAGCAGAGCAAATACTTTCTCTGGGTTGTGTCTGTCTGGGTCATACTCAGGTGCGGTATGTCCCTCCCACCTGATCTTAAACATTTTCTTTACCTCCTGTAACAAATCTATTTAGATGTCAGGAGATGTTCACATTGTACCATAAAAAAGACCCCTGTCAAGCAGAGGTCTGAGTAGTTCCGAATGTAGAGACCGCACGAAAGGTCTCGTCCTATTTAGAAGGTGTACTTCGCACCAACTTTAACACCGTATGCGTTATCAGCAGTCTCGTCTGTTTGAACAGAGAACTCACCGTAAGCACCGATTGAGTCTGTAAGAGCAAGTGATCCACCAACGTAACCGATGAAGTCTGTTGAAGACTCACCGTTGTCTGGAGAATCTACGATAGGACCACCAGATACGTACCAGTTCTCACCTTCCCAACCGATTTGTAATTCTGTTGATAGACCTGTGTAGTCATCACCTGAGAATGATTGTACTGTTTCTACATTCACATAAGGACCAGCAAATGCTGCACCAGCTAGAAGGAATGGAGATGCTGCCACTGCAGCGATTGTTGATTTAATAGACATGAATTTTGTTTTAGTCTCTCGCAAGGAAAAACCCCTGCGGATGGAAAATCTTTCGACAATAAGATTTTTACACTCCGTAGGGGCACGATCTTTCGATCCCTTTGTTATGTAATGTTATTTAGTATACATTATCTTTGGGATCATGTCAAGCTGTTAGGACACTACGACATCTGTCACACGATATGTCTCTCCAAAGTTCCTGTCACCAGGTTCTTTGATCACAAAGTGATCGAACAGATCACCACACATGTGAGTGTGTGTCACGATGTCATCGCCCTCGAATGGTATGATAGGGCACTTATCATAGATGCCTTTGATCATAGTCAAAGGATAGTATGGCATCTCTTTTGATCGGGTTAACCCTTTGGGTCTCCTGTCTGTCCACACGTTCACATATAATTTACAGTCATCATGACTTGCCATGTCTGACCATGCTACATTGCCATCCCAGATCATCGTCTTACCCTCTGCACCATATGAATAGATGCACTCGGTAGGTTTGATGTCTCCATACTTCATGTCACTGATACATGTGGCACCCTTATCAAGAGTCATGTTGATACAACCTGTCCACTTGGGGTGTGTAATCTGTGGATCTCTCTCGTCCTTATCAAAGTGGAAAGGATCAAAACTATTCCCATCCTCTGATTTGTACACCCAATACTCCATACCTTTATAGTCACCAGTAAGGAAAGCATAGTACCACTGGTGTAGATACTCTTCGATAAAATTCCTTGGAGCATCCTCCTTACCTAACCAATAGTTCTTACGACCTATCGAATTACAGTTGTGCTGTAAGGTACAGTTTACATTGGGGGTGTGTACATCTAGATAAGATCTAAAGAGCATTTCTTACTTCACCTGTTGACTCTGCGTTCTCCATGACCTGATACTGTATTGCTGTCATGTCCCATGCCATGTCATTGACCTTACGTTGTGCAGAGAACTCATCCTCAGCACTCACACGTATCCAAGTCTTGTATGTGACCTCTGCTTGTACATCGAAATCTTTCATTAGTCTTTGATAATAAAATGTTTCTTGATAACTGAAACCTGATCCTCATATTTAGCGATCATGTTTAGTTCTTCTTCGATTGCTTCCATGACATTAGAGTGCTCACCAATACCAACTGGGTTGGATAGGTACACTTCTACATTCATCTTGTGCTTTTGTATATCTCCTTGAGCATGAGCAAGGAGAGCACTGATCATTTTCTCTCTCATTTTTTAATGTCTATAAAGATAAGTTCTAGGTCACCGTCAGATGTATTGTATGCTTCGTGCGTTACGTCTTGTACATCCCACACTCCATACTCACCTGACCTCCATGGTTTTTTCTCTCCATCCCATATCATGTAGCAACGCTTGTCACATGGTACGACGAGAGGTATGTGTATTCTCCTGTATCTATGAGGGTAGACAGGAGGATCACGATGCTTAGGTAGTTCAGTTCCTGCGTAGAACATAGCACCTGTAGCAAACAGTACTTCATCTTTAGATAGAATGTCAATGACTTTTTGATCATCTATTATTGACTCACGTACACCATGGAACCCCTTGCCTGTACCCTTCAACCAACACATACCTATAGGTTGGTTAGAGTATCCCTCAGCAGTAGGTGCTTTGCGATAGGGTAGTTCAGTTGTCATACCCCACTCATATATGATGTCTAACTCTTCAGTTGTCAGCATCAAAATAATCCTTACGCATATATCTACCTAGTATATTACTATTATAATATTTTGGCAAGCCATCTATTGACTCTGTGAGCACGTTGTTGAGGAAGAGTTGTCGGGTTTCTTCGTAGTTGACTCGTCCAAGGGTCTTGTGGACTGAGATGATTTCTCTTCTGAAATTCTCTCTTCCCATCTCTTTAATATCATGTTTAAGTTCTGCAGAGCTTCCGTAATATCTTTTCCAGTCTGACTCTGAGGTAACTCTTCTCTTTCCTCCTTTGGGTTTTCTTTTCTGCCAGAAATACTTTCTTCCGATGTATTGTTTGCCCGTGCAGAGATTTGTAATGCAGTAGACGAAACCGAAGAGATCGCCAATATCGTCAGTAGTGAAAGGTTCACCTTTATATAACCAGGGATTTTCATAATCAATCGGGGTATCCATCGTCATCATCTTCACCTACATAATAACCATCTTCATCTCGATACTTATCTACATCTGAATATACTTCTACCTTCAGTTCTGTTAGTACTTCTTCGAGTTGTTCAAGCAGTTGCTTGAGTCTGTTTCGTTGCATAAAAAAATCCCCGACTACTATATGTAGCGGGGATAACTTTTTAG